ACCCGATGAATCAACTGCGCTATTGGCTTTTGTTGCCTTAACTTCTGCTACGCTCATGTTCAATGGCCATAACTTACTGACATCGTCACTGACAGCACAAATGACGCCATTTTCGGCATACATCACCTTGATGGTTTCAGCGGTAAATTGTTTTTGCGACTCGTACCAGTCATTACCCACTTCATCACAAAGAAAGATCACGCCAAAATCGCCAGCTTGTTGTTGCTCGTCTTTGGTGAGCTTTGTTTTTTCTCGAAAGTTAATCAAATTAATCATGCTGCCCCCACGGTAAGCCATGCACCATTTAAGTAAATTTGGATTGGGCGATAGTAGGCAACGACAGATGCGTTGCTATCCCCAGAAACATCAAGCCCTGTAATGACACAGCCCGTGGGAACCTCAAACATGAACGGTTGCGAAGCAGTTGTAGCTCTAGAACCTAAACGTACCGCAGTAATATAACGCGCATCTGAGGCCGCTTTTGAATAGGACCAGTTTGCAGGCGCATAGGCAGCGTCACTTACTGCTTTCGTATAATATCGGTAATCAGATTCAACTTTAGTGTATGACGCACCCACTAAGGCGTAATTCCCCGCTGGTTGATAATTTCCTTTAGGTTGGTATTTAGCATCAAAGTTAGCATAGTCGGTTGGAATAATTCGGCCAGCGAATGCCAGTTCGGTGGCGTTCCAATAGCCATACATTCGGCCATTGGCGAATAAATCTACCTGCCCTTCAATGGAACTACGCAGACCTGAATTAGCGTCACCAATATTGAGTACACCACTCCCCACACTCCCCACTTGGAGCTGATATTTAACCGCTAAATTACCAGTAAGCGTACCGCCACCGATGGGTAATGCAGCAACATCTTTGGCTGAGATAATAATATCTGCGGTGCCATCAAATGCCTTACCCGCAATTTTTCGCGCCGTGGCTAATTTAGTAGCAGATATAGCGTTCCCATTTTCCGGTAACGCGCCAATATCACCAGCGGTTGGTTTGTATTTATCCGAGTAGTTGCGTGAAACACTCCACTCGCCAGCCTTAAGCGTATGGATGGCTGAGCCTATTCCATCCGTACTTAGCTCATACAGGTTTCCATATGCAGCCTTTCCGGTGCCTGAATTGAGGCTATGCAAAACCCAGATAAAATCAGCCCCTTTGAATACGCCATTTGTGACTAATTGCCCGATACGGTAAAAGCCAGTTTTTGCGGTCAAGAAATAGGTGTAAATATCTGCATTGTCGGGGATAGGAATGACGACCGACCCCAAACCCCACGCACCATTCAACAATACTGCACCACTGGTGCTATCGGTCTGAGAGGTTTGTTTCACAAGACCTAAATTTTCACGCGCCTTCGCTTTATCAGCAATATCGGATAAATTGCCTTCTCGCTGGACGGCTGAATCTTTGACAGACTTCACCGCTGCCGGTGTTGCCGCCTGTGTCTCACTGGTGCTGTTAATGGCACTATTGAGTTGAACTAATCCTTTTTGCTTTGTTGACGCATCCACAACCGCCAGTGATTCACGCGCTGTCTTTTGGGCCTGCGCCCCGCGTCCGCGGATTTCTGACAAATCCTGATCGATACGTAAAAACAGCCCGTCCCCCGTCGCCACGTTTAGCTGGATACGCCCCCGATACGCCTCATCATCCTCCATCACAGCGTCAACCGGCGGGATAGCCTCGGGCTGTGCGGGGGTTATCACCTGTCTCGCCACGTTAAATCCGGCACCAATCTGATCCAAATCCGCGCCCAACGCACTGGCCAACAACACGCCACGCACCGCGTCATTGATGCGCTGCAATAACAAGACGGTTTGATATGTGTTGGCTTCACCCTGCTTATAGACTGGGTCAGACTCCACCAGCGCGTCATAGACCGTATCCAGATCGCGGAGCTTCTCGAGCCAACTGTTAAAAATGGTCGTCGCATCAGGGACAAGAATGGCATCCGGTACCGGGATAGCAGAGAGATCGATAAGGTTAGGACTTGTTGCCATAAATGGTTATCCCTTCAAGCGTGACCGGCTGACCGGTCTCTTTGTTAATACCCTCGATGGTCAGATCAAATACGCCATCACCATCGCACACCACCTGTACGCGCTTGACGGTTAATCGCGGTTCCCAACGAGCCAGCGCGGAGGCCGTCGCCCCCACAATGCGCACCCGCGTGCTTTCGTCCTGCGGGTTATCAATCAGGTCAGGTAAATCACTGCCATAATCACGCAAAAGCACACGGCTATTTTTAGGCGTACTGAGAATGTCGATAACGGATTGGCGTAGCCTGCGTCTTTTTCGCCTTGGCCTGCTGGTCTGCCTGCGCTTTATGCGATTGGGTATAGGGGTTTTCGAGATCGGGGCCATCATGCTCGGTCTGCGCCACTTTGGTCTGCCCAGTATCCTCATCGTAGTAGTTGACCCCAATCTTGCCCTTTTTCTCTTTTCCGCCGGACGACGGTTTTCCCGTAGTCGAACCACGCTGTCCTTCACTGTAAGTCCAGTTCGATACCTCACGCGGGACGATGGTCACATCGGCAAGGGTTTTGCCGCTGGCGGTTAACGCCGCGCCTTGCTCCAAGAACAACCAATATCCCCCGCTCGGTTTGCTGACGGCGTTATGACTCCGAGCCAGCCGCGTCAAGAGATTGGCATCCGACTCCGACGCCTGATCCAGATGCGACACAGCAATCGCCGCCAGCGCCGGTGCAACTTTGGGGATTAATCCGTTGTCGGTGGCCACCGTTTTCACAATGTCGCCCAGCGTCAAATTGTCCCAGCTGCGCGTTTTGTGGCTTTGCACGTTACCGCTTTGCTTCTGGGCATTCATCGGTGCGGCCGTGGCATAAATCACCACTTTACGCGGTGGACCACTGCTCGAGACACCGCTGACCACAAACCAGCCCTTGTCCACCAGATTGCCGTTAAATCCCAGTCCCAACTGTAACCGCGCCCCATTGCTGGGCAACGGTAAGGTTTCCGATATCAGCGTGATTTGTAGCTCATCGGCTTTGCCCGTGGCGCCGCCGTTGTCGGTAAGCGTCAGTTCTTGCAGGCATTGGCGTAACGCTTTAGAGATATCTTTATCATCACTGCCCATGGCGTTCATGATCGCCACCTGAAACGGCAACGTTTCCCAGCGCCCTTCTTGGTAAGAAGACTCTTTTGGGAGGTAGTAATTTTCGTTGGCCCACTCCACGGCGCACACCGGCACGGGACGAAACAGAACACGTAATCCCGCAGAGACCGTTTGCTGCAAACTACGAATTTGTTTGCTCGATATATTCATTCAACAGCTCCGGCACTAGCTCCCCTGTTGCCGCGGCTTTATTCATCGCTTTGACCACATCGCGCTTTAAAAACTCGATATGCCTATTCTCTAACTCAGGGAAACGACGCTGCATGGAAAGAGGAATACCATCTAAAATACCGGCGATTTCGGCGGCAACACGGGAGAGGACAAAAACACAAAAGGCAGTCTCTACCACTTCCGCCATATCTTTTGCATTCTTTAGCTCTTGGGCGTCAGCTTGCGCTTTTGTTAGTCTCCAACGCTCAAAATCAATATTGACCGCGGGATCATCTTCAGCAGTCGGTTGTTTTTGGCTCTGATGCTCGAGCCGGTTTTCCAAAACAGTGCGCACATCGTAGAGCACTTCGCGACCACGGCGTTCGGTGGGCGTGACACCCCATTTATCAAATGCCTGAACAGAAATCCCGAGACTCGCCGCCATATCTCGCTTATTGAGGCAGACGGTCATGGATCACCTCCTCAGGTCGATGTTAGTTGTTATGTTTTTTTACGAAATGCGCGCGGGACAAGGCCTGAGGGGGAACAACGAAACAACAACCAACTCTCCAAAAAAGCTCATAAATAGCGATATTTCGCGCGTCTACCGCCCCTCGGTGTTTTGGGATGCCAAAAAGGACCCGTGAAAATGGGAGAGAGCTGCATCTAACTAACAGATTTTGGTCAATCACAAATTTCATATATAGACTTATCTCTACTATTATTTACCTGTATAAAATGTGCGGTTACTTCAAAACTAGGCGCTTCAATAATGAACGATCCAAAATTTTTAATGGTAAAACCTGAAGATGTAGTTCCTATGGCTACAGATGCTGATGGAAATCGTAAATGTACATCTGATAAAACAATTTCAGTGAACATGGATAAAATACTCTGTTATGGCATCGAAAATATTGTAGATATTCGCAGCTACAACATCGAAATAAAGGATGGAATGATACACCATCACGTAGTCTTCAATTCCGGCGGTACTCTCGACTTATCCATAGATTCAGAAGGAAATTTCAGCGCTAATGTTCATGAGATGAGCTACAAAATTACTGGTCGTCATAGTGTCCTCATTAAAGAAAATGCCAGTAAGTAGAATATAACTCCAAGCTATGCTTTTAGCCGAAAGGTGGCTTTAAAGAGGGTAATAAATGCCTAGGTGCTCCATTGATTACTCCTGCAACTCCGCGGCGGTTAATCCCAGTGCCATCACTGCCTCACCATCAGGATAGCGGTTCAATAGCTCTTGAAGAGACTCACGACAGGCCTGCACATTCTGCTGCATCTCTTCTGACAATGAAGCAATCAGACCTTTGAACATTAATATTTTCACTTCATCTTGGGTCATTTCGGCTTTCCTCTAACGGATTGGCATTATCGCAGGTACTCATCGAATACCTGCTGTAATGCTTATATGAGCTATGATGCTAGCGATGTTTCACTCATTCATTAACCAATCGGACATTTACCCCATCCGTTTCAATCAGAGCCCACTTGTATTCACCATTAGTGATGCTAACAATGACGCGCTCACCTGTTTTCTTCCACATACACTTTCTCCTGATAATAAAAAACCCCGCAGAAGCGAGGTTTGGATTTTCACAGCATATAAGTCAACTAACTTGGATATCTAAGGCTTTACTTCTGCAAGTGAGGTATAGATGCGTTCACAGGTTTGTCCTGCGACATAAGCGCGGTCAGCCTCTTTTGCATACTCTCTTGCTGCTTCGTTTGATTCGCTGAGCAACTCGGTAAGCAATATGATGGCTTGGGACTTTGCCGCGCCTGCGGTGGCAGCATTGGAAAGCTTGCCGGTACACGTACTGAATGCTGAATGAGAGATAAAACTTTTAAAATAAAATCCATTACTAAAGAAGGTTGTTTCAGCTCATTTAAACTCTCGTCTCTCGAAGCGATTATTCTTTCTAAAAGAACGATATAAATGTGGGGGAATTCAGCCTTCATTCTCCAGCAATGTGCTGGTGAGCTAGATAGTTCACTGTATATTTCTTTTAATAAAGCAGCCTGAATAATTCCCCAATCGCCAGCTGTAATGTCAGGAAATAAATCATATGAACGTTTTACGATGCTATCATCATCATACTTAAAACATATTTCCCTCAATAGCAATGGCAGCCCACCATCATAGTGTACGGTCTCAATATTTTTTCTCTCATCGTCACAATTAATAGTATAAATTTTAATTTGTGGTTCTTTAAGATATGAATCGGCATCTGGGGACCGAAAGCTAATTTGATAGTCGAGATACATAAGATTATTCGCACACTTTGAATATTGAAGTTAATTTTCAATTATAGTAGCAAAACACCTTAGATTCATATGATAAATACTGTAAAGCTTGTTTTGTTGCCACTTTACACAGTAGCCATGCCCTGGGGTTGCGTCGCTTCATCGCCGCTTATAATCGGTGTGCGGCTGTCGCACTGCTTTACCGAAGCTACTTTTAATATATGAACCTTAACCCGATGCTAAGCAGGCTCGTCAACATGGACGACTCAGGGCAGCATCATTACTGCTGCTTTACCTTCTGGCCGCGGTCTATCCGCTTACTGGTACATTTCCTCACCCTCCAGATACGCAAAAACCCGCACGTGGGCGGGTTGTCTGTATGTTCTTTGCTTTTCAGGTACAGCTTTGCGAAAGCATACCTAAATAATACACTTTCATTACTCGTTTTCAAGTTTTTTTTGAAAGTTAAGCGCACGTTCGGCGCAAATCTCTGCATTTATCGCATCGAAGGCTGCTGTGTTGAATAAATCAATGCACCACCTAACGCGATCCTCGCTTTGTTTCTTCGTTAAAAAAGGGGCGTACCGCTCACGCAATTTATCGCCCATATTAGTGTAGTTGCTGTCTATTCCGGTGTAGTACATCTTTCCGAAGATGTATATCGGGCTACTTATAGAAAATGCTTTTAAAATAGCCTTTTCTATAAAGTCTGCCTGCTCTTTATTATCCGCCCTCGCTAACATTGAGTTCAGCGATTTCTTTGGCCAAAGTATTTCCGCCGATTTCTTTATAAGTTCCTCACCGCAATATCCAAGCTCTCGCATCTGGGTGAAGACGCGCCCAAATCGCTCCATTTGATCATCATTCCATTCTTCTTGGACTATCCTTCCCCACATGCCACCACCGCCAGAGAGGAAATAACATGTGCTGCCGCCGAATGTTTCCCCCCACACAGAAAGCAAACTTCTAACCCATCGATTCTGTACTGGTGTCAATTTTTTACCCTTTCCCAGATATGACTTACGAGGAGCACCAGCAACAACCCTCCAAGCATTATCTAAGCTTTTTTTTCTTTGGCTTGGCGTCATTTCAGTATTCCCTCTTTTCTAAGAATGGACTGCGTGCGGAAAACGCCCTCAGCGTGATATAGGCGCGCTGTTCTGTTGTCAAAGATGTGCGTACGACGATCGATTTCATCGTGACAGCTGCTGCAGGCAAATGCGGCAAGTGAATCATCGGGTTTGATGCCTGCACCACATTCACCAGCTAATCGATAGTGTGCTAAAACCACCGTATCCGAATTTCCATTACACACACCAGGTATACGAACGGTACACTCACGGCCTCGGGCGGCGTTTTTGATAACGTGGCTTTTACGTGGTTTATTCACCGGTTTTAATGCGACGTTGCGAGCCATGAGGTTAGCCATGATTAACCTCGCCCACAGAATTGATCCGCTCTAACGCTGCATTAAAAATTACTGGGTCTTTTTCAATGCCAATGAAATCCCGATCGGATTCTTTGCATGCAACCCCAGCGGTACCGCTTCCCATTGTAAAATCCAAAACCGTTTCGCCCGGATTGCTATACGTTTCAATTAAGTAACGAACCAGCGCCAGCGGTTTTTGTGTTGGGTGATAGTTCCCCAATTGCTTATCGCTCGAGAAGAATTGAACATCTCGCGGGTACCGACTCTTAGAGTCATACGCTGTTAGCGTTAACGCTTTGCCATAGCATTCTGAATCTACCGTTTTACGCCTTGAGGTTTTGCGTTTATGTCCATGCGTAAGCTGGGGGTTATACGTCGGCTGGCGGCGGTAAAATACTTGGATATTTTCATGAGCCCGCAGAGGTTGTTTTTTGGCATTTAGAAAGCCGGTGGCGTTACCTTTTTCCCATATCCATTCTGATCGCCAGTGTTTTAAATTGCTGGCTACCAGTAAACTGGTAAATGGCTGCGCAGAAAAAAGCACTATGGCGGCATTCATCTTGGCTACCCGGTGGATTTGTTCCCACATCTGCTGCAGATCGATAACTGAATCCCATTTACACTGCGTTGTGCCGTAGGGAATATCGGCGCAAACCATGTCTACGCAGCTATCAGGAATATTATTCATCGCCGTAAGGCAACATTGATTTATCAATTCAACCATTGCCCACCTCCGACAAACGTTTGTCGAGTAACTCCAGCGGGTCATACGAGGGCACAATGTCACATTCGTGGCCAGTGCTTGCGCTGGCCTTCATTCCTAATAATTTGTGCAGTAAGGCGGTAGGCAGCTGTGATTGAAGACTGCGCTTTAAGCACCATACGAAAATATCGGCTTCACTGAGCTGCCGATCATCTGGCTGGCCCATCTGCTCACTGATAGTCTTGAGCATGCAAGCGATACGGTTTTGACGAGCGATTTCGAAAAATTGCCGTGGGGTTTCTTGGATGTTGAGTTTGTTTTTACAGGATCGGCATACACAGACGGAGCCGTTATCGCCAACGGGGAATGGTTCGTAGTATTTCGCTTCACATCCCAACCACTGGCATTTTCCTAACCAGAGAACGTGGTGATCTAACGACGTTGTTCCACCGCACAGACCAAACGCGCGATCATTATCGTATAAACCTTGGAAGTGGGGATTTAGCGCTTCAATTTGATTAACAGCAGGTACAATGCCAGAACTTAAGTGTTCTTGAGCCGAGTTAAGCTCAACGATGGCGTAACGCATCCCATCGTGGAATTTGATTTTCCTGCCTGATTGGAACGTGACAAGCCCAAGGCGGGGCTGAGTGTTTGCTGTGAGGATCGCGATCATGCCATCACCCCGCAGGATGATAGATATATGAAATCACCAACCTCTATAAAGGTCAGTGCGGTAATGCGGTATTTCGTTGTTTGCGCCATTCTAATAGTCCAAATAGCGCAGTACTCAGGTTTCCAGTTATTCAGGCTGGAATGGCTATTTTAATCCATCTCCAGCCAATTTCCTAGCTTCGCACGCCAACTTGTTCCATTAACTCAACAAATTCCGATAACTCCAAACCTAAAACCTGCTTGCTAATGGGAACGGCCTCACCATGGGTGTAGACTAAGATTGCAACCGATGACTCTTTTATTTCAACAGCACCACAGACATCTTCCATATATGATTTAAATTCGTTTAACGTCATATAGTTGTACTCGATAGATTTATAGACCCTCGCGGGAATCACATCCGTGTCACCTTTTGCGCACAAAGATTGAACTAAGGCTTTACCCATAGAAATCTGATACTAGCCTACCCCTATGTGTGTTTTTGTTTGCTGTTTCCCATCAAATTTATTGATTAACAAATTTAATAAATACAATTAGATATAGTTTCGCTCGCATACTAAAAATATAAAAAAACCCGCACTAGGCGGGTTAATTTGGGTGCTTGAAAGTCTTATGCTGCTCACCGTGTGGCGGGGATTACTCCCCGCCGGTTGCTTCTTACTTGGATTCGTAAGCCATGAACGCGGCAACCTCCTTGTTTCCGTCCCGTATTCGTAGTTCACAGAGTGAATCACGAGTGAGTAACGTAAATGCTAGTATCGTCACACAGACGATGAACAAGCACCAAACAAGGCTGTCTTGCTTCATGGTTTGCTCTCCTTGCCTTTCAGCGTGTAAGAGACTAACCTTGTATGTGTCGAGCATACGAGGGGCCTCGGGTTAATTTTTAAAATTTACTCGGGGCTTTTCTCTTTCTGCTCGATGCTCAGAACAGAAAGTTCCAAGCACCCGCCGAGATAGTACCAGCATCGCCAACCCACCGCACCACGCTTAACAATATTTAGCCCGACAGCCACAATCAGCGCTTTTATTCAAAGCCCAGTTAACTGTATCAATATCGCCTGTTTCAGCTATGAGCTGTGATATAACGGTTTGTGCGCGGCGCATTAGCCCCCGCTTTATCAAATCCTCTAAAGGGCATTGTCGATCGCGCCGCTGAGCTAATGAAAGATAAAGACGTTATTGATTGGTATAACGCGCTTTCAGAAACACCAGGCATTTTAGCTCTTCACCCTGATTTTACTTTTGCATGCATCCAAGCTGCGCCGATCGCTATCACCAGTGATAAGAAAAAACTACGCGAGTACATCAGTCATAACCTTGGTGTGATTCAGCCAGTACCAGTTAAGGCCGAAGAGACTGCATCAAATGAAGTGGAAAAACCGGAAGTAGGCACCACCGACAACACCACTAACATCAACTATAAAACTATACGCGCTGCCGTATGTACCGTGTTGAATGGTGAGACTACCGTTATCAGCAATAACGAAGTTGAAGCGTTTTTAGAAGCCATCAACATTACCAAAATCCCACTTGGCCGTATGCTTGCCAAAGAAATATCGTCGTTTGATACCGATCGTCAACTGACTGACGACGATGTTCACCATCTTGTCGCCGACGTTCTTGATAATTGGAATGACAACCAAGGCCCACGGCTAGAGTTCATTGAATCCCGAGTGGTTTACTACATCGCTGATCACCAGCCAAGTGATACCTTAAACGTTGTCACAAAACACGAAGTGGCCCCTACCGACCAAGAAAAAACGGAACACAAAACAGTATTTTCTTTAGATGAGCTGTTAGCTGGTCCAGATGAAAATGCACTAATAGCTGAGTGCGACAAATCAGGTAAACAACCAAAGACGACCATTGAAGAACTAAAGGCCGAGATTCAAGCACTGAAAACCCACCAGCAATTATTTAGTAATTTTGTTAGCGCAGGCGTGAAATTCCTTATGGCTTGCGAGGGGGATAAATGATGCTTACTCCTACCCCACTGGCGCCTAGTGCGCCAGAAACTGAGTGCCACTGCTATTGGTGCGGTAAATCGAAAGAATCCGCTGCAATGATTGGAAAACTGATCAAAGTCGGTAAGCACCAACAATATCAAAAGTTCTGTGATGATCATTGCCACGCCGAATGGAAATTATATTGCGCGCCCAAAGTGCAAGTTTCACGCACACCAGCACGTCGCTATTCATCATGGGAACTTAGCTGAACAGTTGGATTTGATTCCTGAGAATCAATCCTCAGATAAGTGATTCGATATAGTTCGTGGGGTGCCTATGGCGCAGGTTGTCTTTATCGAGGAGTGGATGGTAGAGGATGGGCTCAGAGCTAAAACGGGCCTAGGAGACCGTCAGATTGAACAGTACCGGCAAGGATGCTGGATTGAAGGGATTCACTTTAAGCGCGTATCGCCCAGTGGTGACAAAACAAAACGCGGGATCATTTGGTACAACTACCCAATGATAAACCAAATTATTAGAGAGGCATAAATGGCAACATTACCCACTGGTGTAGAGATCAGAGGCAATAGCATCTGCATCTGGTTTATCTACCGAGGTAAGCGTTGCCGTGAAATTCTTAAAGGCTGGGCGAATACGTCTAAAAACATCAAAAAGGCCGGGAACCTCCGGTCTATGATTGTCAGTGAAATAAATCTGGGTGAATTCAGTTATCACAATCGCTTTCCTACATCAAAAAACGCATCGAAATATGATGCAGCTAAATGTGTTTCAAGCTTTAACGAACTCACTGAGCAGTGGCTAAAAACCAAATCCGTAGAAGTCAGCCCCGGTACTTTTGTCAGTATAAAATCTCAAATTTCTGTTTTGAATCGAGTCGTCGGCGAACACACCATGGTTGAATCGATCACTCACAACAGCATTCTGGCCTATCGGCATGAACTTCTGCACGGTGCTACTTTCTATAGCCATCGTCCAAATAAGATTGGCCGCAGTGTCCGTACCGTGGAAACATACGTATCACTACTCTGCCGCATACTGAAATTCGCTCATCGTTCAGGATTTATCACAAGCAAGCCTTTCGAAGAAATAACAAAACTAAAATCAACAAAGGCAAAACCAGACCCATTATTGAAGAGTGAGTACTCAGCACTGCTCGCCGCCATGCGTGGCCAGACAAAAAACCTATTCCAACTTGCTTTCTATTCAGGGATGCGCCATGGCGAACTCAGCGCATTGGCATGGGAAGATATCGATCTCGATACTGGGATTATTCATGTTTCGAGAAATTTAAATAAGCTTGGGATTTTTGGTCCACCCAAAACGCATGCCGGAAACCGAATAATAACATTATTAGCCCCTGCTCTTGAGGCGCTTAGAGCACAGAGAGCACTTACTGAATTACAGCCACGAACAGAGATTACGTTCCACTACCGCGAATATAGGAAAACTGAGCAGCAGCACGTCCGTTTTGTTTTTCAACCGCGAGAAGTAAACAACGAGAAAAAACCACATTACTGCTCATCGACGATCGCAACGTTATGGGATACAGCCATCAAACGATCTAAGGTTCGCCGGCGAACGCCGTATCACACAAGGCACACATACGCATGCTGGCTGCTATCTGCTGGCGCCAATCCGGCATTTATCGCTAGCCAAATGGGGCATGAAAACTCGAAAATGGTTTTTGAGGTATATGGTACGTGGATTGAAGAAATGAACAATGAACAAGTACAAACATTGAACTCAAAACTAGCGATTTAA